ATACTGCTTTAGTCCCTGGTCCCCCTGCCATGCTTCCATTTCGTCATTGACAACCATTTGAGGGTTGAAACCGTCCGACTTTTTGGAATTAAAGGCTATCTTTTTCACACTGGTATTAAATTCTTTGATATAAATATCGCTGCGGCGTTTCTTGGTTATGCTGTCCAGTTCGTCATCTGCTTGGACAATCTGATAAAAGGCGTCATACACAAGGTCCGCCTGGTCCAGTTTCGGGGCAAGGAAATAAACCTTTGCCCCATACTCGCCGTCTATATATGCCATGTATGCCGCAATAGCGGCGGCAAACAATGTTTTACCGTTCTTACGTGCTACAACTATGAAAACTTCCCGGAATTGTCTATAACCGGTCCGCTTGTCCATTATGCCAAAAATGGCTGAAACTATGGCCTTTTGCCATAATTCAAGTTTTAATAAATCGTTTCGTCCCTCTGAATGATGACAAAAGTTTTCTATGAAGTTTATAGCCTTATTGGCCTTTTCCTCGTCAAAATCCCATTTGCCACTTTTTAAACCATTCACAAGGATTTCGTAAATGGTCTTTATCCACTTTCCTACTGTTACGGTGCCGTCCTGTATGGCTTCCCAATACTGGAAAATGTAATTGTTATCCATTCCGCAATGCTGCCAGTCTGCTTATATTTTTCTTTTCTTTCGGCGGCAAATACTCAATAAGCGTGTGAATAATTGCCGTATATTGGCGTGAATATTTCTCGTAAATCGTGGCTGACGGGTGGGCTTTTACAAATTTCTGTGAAGCGTTTACCGTTTCCGTTGTAAGCCCCTCTTTTTTCAATTCTTCTTTCGCCTGGAAGCAAGCCACTTTTAAAAATGCGGCTTCCTCAACAAGCGAATTTACAAGGCTTTTCTTGTCCTCGTCATCTATTCCGGCAAACATGGGCGTAAGAAATTCTATCTCTTTCTTTATCCTCGCATTTGTAAGTTTATTTGTTCTTTTTTTCGCTTTCTTCTCGTTACTTTTTGTTTCTTCTGCCATATTTTGACCCCCCTCATATGCGTGCGACCCTGCGGAGTTTTTTTGAAGTATCTCCCTCGGTTCTTGTGGGGGCGTCCAAAATCAACCCACCGGGGGGAGTGGTTCGCCGCTCTTCTCCTTTTGGTGGTAATAATTTTCCGTCACTGTCAAACCGATAACGATTGTTAGGCTTTGCCTTATGCTCTTTGTTATGGCAATCCTCACAAAGATATTCCAGGTTGTCCAGGCTAAGGGTCACGCCTGGGTTGTGGATATTCTCCGGCGTAATGTAATCCTTGTGGTGGACAATCACACCGGGACGATAAAGCCCGGCGGCTCTGCACCGCTCACACAACCCATTGGCCCGTTTAATAACTGTCTGCCTGGCTCTCTTCCATGCTGCTGACTTGTAGAAGTCCTTTGCATATTCTTTCATCTGCTGCCACCGTCCTTTCCCTCATGCTGATAGGCTCATGGGTAAACCTTACCCACAAGCCTATGTTAATATAAAACGCTCTGACATTCTGACCCACTTACTTTGTGTCCTGCTGCCGCCTGGCTATTTCCCCCACAATGGGGATAAACTGAAACGTCCACGCTTCATCATGGATTGAAATAATATTGCCGTCCTCGTTGATTGCCAGTACATCAATAAACTTCGGTTTTAAAACTATGTCCCTTTTATCCCATTCCACATTCTCCGGCATATGCACTTCCATGAGTGCTATTGCATTAAATACCTTATCCCCATGCACTACTTTAAATCTGCTTAAATCAATTCCCATTCCCATGTTCCTGCCCTTTCTGCTCCGGTAGCATATCCATGGCGGACGCTACCCGTTTAATAAATTCCTGGCGGTATTCATAGAATTGGCGGCGGCCACATAAGGCGTCTGCTATGTACTCATAAGGCATATTATAAACAATGCTCTTATAAATCTTCTCCTGCATTTGCCGCCGTACCCGGACGCTTTCAATCTTCCCACACGTACCACGCAAGGCATTGTCTACAACCTGGGCGGCCTGCAAATCAAAGGCACTTGCCTGGCCGTTCTTTATTCTCTTTTTTCTCTTCTCATTGCCTTGTATGATACTACGGGCTATTGCTTTAATATCGGCGTCCAGTTTTACCAATCCCCCCCGTTACTCTTCATAGATTTTCTTGGAAGTCTCTGACCTCTCCACTTTTATGCTTTCTTTTGCCATTTTGGAAACCTTTGCTTTTACGCCCTGGCCTACGTCAATGGTTATTCCTTTCATGTGCTTTGCTTCTATGGCGTCAACCACGTTAAGCATGACCGTAACCACGTCCTGGTCTATGGGTCTTTCTGCGGTGCTTCCGAAAAGTTCCGTTATGCGGCTCTTTGCTTTTTGGACCCGCTCTTTGCTTTCTGCGTACTTCTTGGCGGCGTCACACTCACACTTGCACGTTACGGCTTCGTCCACA